GTCTGGAGACACTCACATCACCGAACCCTCAAACCTTGCCTCAGAGAAGCAACTAAACATGATCCGCGCGGTCTGCAAATCTATCGGGCGCACAGTTCCGAGCGGGATACAGGGCTGGACAAAACGCGAAGCTTCAGCATTCATCGACACAATTAAAAGCAACCCTCCTGCACCGGACGAAGAACCCGAAGAGGCGTTCTAATGCTTGACGACATTGTGACCCGACTACGAGACAAATATCAAGGTCAGTTGCCAATTTGTACGGAAGCCGCTGATGAGATTGAAAACTTGCGAAGCAAATGCAAACACCTTGAAGCAGAAATTGCGCGTCTGGAAAGGCTCGCCCAATGATTGACCTGCTTACCCTGATCATCATGTGCGTCAGTCTGTTCATGTGCGGATTCCTGTTGGGGAAAGAACAATGACCGTCTCAGAAAAGATATTTCAAGACCAAGTCATCAAACTTGCCCGCATGCAGCAATGGCTTGTCTTTCACGCTTCACCATCATCACCCCGTCCAGGAATATGGCGGTCAGACGGCAACGGCTTCCCCGACCTTGTACTTGTGTCAACATCTGTGCCATCTCGAGGAGTCATTTTCTGCGAACTCAAAGCAGCCGAAGGCAAACTCTCAGCCGAACAAGAAAAGTACGCGCGCTGCCTAATCAACGCAGGAATTGAATACCACCTCTGGCGTCCACGAGACATCGACGTCATTGCTGATCGTCTCGGTCGCAAAGGCAGAGTCCAATGAGAACCCCCGTTCGTGTCATCCTTACCCCTCACGAAATGCGAACGGCCTGCATTGGAGGTGTTGAACGCAACCTAGACGCCACAGAAAACAACCAACGCCCCAACCAACCAGACCGCAAATACCACGAACAAAACTTCTTCCAGACGCACATCTTCGGAGCGATAGGTGAATACGCAGTCGCCAAACTCCTGGGGGCCGAATGGCAATGGCAGAAACACGACAACGGATTCGACGTACTCCAGTATCAAGTCCGCTCAACAGAAAACCCCGACACCACCATCAAAGTCCGCCGACGCGACAACCCAGACCACAACTTCATCTTCTGCAAAGTCCGAGAGAACCGCGTCCTCATTGAAGGATGGATCACCGGACACGAAGTTATCGCCTACGACGACGAGATATTCCCCGATTGCTTCACCATCAAGGATTACCGCCTGTACCCAATTACTGACCTCCCCGAATTTCCGCAGCTCCTCCCACAAGGATGCGAAATGTTCAAAGCAGGCGTCCCAAGAATGGGAACCGTACGATGATCACCGTTGCCTGGTACATCCTCTTGATAAGTATTGGCATAGCAATCCTTCAGGGGATACGCAAGGACTAACATGCCAACACAATCGAGAGACGCATGGCCTCATCATCATTTGCAGATGGTAGGTGTAACACTCGGGGACGAGGGTAGAGGAGTCTGCGTTCAAGCGACTCTGCAGCGTCCAAACGTCATAAATGAGAATGGTGACCGTCCACATGTCAAACATCCGGCAGCCAGAGATACTTACTCGAAATGCGGGGGGCGAGCAAAGCACCGAACCGAACACAACGAAAGAGAGCAAGACCCCTCGGGGGGTCGCGCTAGCAGGGGGCAACCATGAGCAAGAGAAGAAGTAGTCCAGAGTTCCTCAAGAGAAGAGCAGAACTACTCCAAGACAATCCCCTCTGCCATTGGTGCAACAAAGCACCCGCCACCGAAGCCGATCATGTAATCCCCTACGACCTAGTCGGAGACGACACAGAACTAGTCCCCGCCTGCAAACCATGCAACTCAAGACGCGGCGCACAATACATCAACGGCAACCGAACAGCAGCAGCACATCAAAGAGCAGAACACCTCGGACTCGACCCAACGCAAAAACCAAAAGCAAAACCAAAATCAACAGAAGTTTTTTTGAAAAAAGAAAAAATCATGACCCCGTCCCCTGACTTTCTCTTATCTGAAGGGATTCAAACCGAATCAGTTCGATGTCCTGCGTCTTCGGACTTAGTTCTCGGGGTTGGAATGGTTCAGCCCAGGTTGGAATCGGTCACCCAGGGATCAGGTTCTTATGGGCCTGCTGTTGCTGCATGGTCGGAAAAAGTTCTCTCGAGGACGTTGTTTGATTGGCAGAAGGTGGCACTCAATGGCCAGTTGACTCATGATGAGAATGGTGATCTTGTGTTTCGTGAGGCGTTGACTAGTTGCGCCAGACAAAATGGAAAATCGGTTGCTCTCACTTCGTTATGTGGGTACTTTTTAACGGACTGGTCAGCGATGCGAGGGAAACCAATCCACGTTCTTTCCGTTGCCAACAAACTTGATCGCGCGGTTGCAATCTTCAACGAACTTGCTCCGGTACTTGAGGCACAATTTGAAGGTCATGTGACTTGGTCGTATGGACGCAACAAAGTTGAAATGCCGAACGGGTCGACATGGGAAGTTCGCGCTGCAACCCCAAATCTTCACGGCGGAACTTACGATCTGATAGTTGTTGACGAGATATGGAACGTGTCTGAGGAGGTCTACTTTGATGCGTTGCGCCCGTCGCAGATTGCGGTCAAGTCTCCGCTCCTTTCCTCCTGGTCAACTTCAGGCGATGAGTCATCAAAGACAATGCAACGATTGCGCGAAGCAGCCATTGGCGCAATAGATCAGCAAAAGCAGACTCGTTTGTATTTTGCCGAATGGAGTCTCCCGTCGGTAGACCCGAACGACGAAATAAATTGGGGCTACGCCAACCCCGCCCTTGGTCAGACCATCACCCTTGAGGCGTTGCAAGCAGCTGCGGAAACTCCAGATCGTGCAGCGTTCCTCCGCGCCCACTTGAATCTGTGGGTCTCATCGGCAGACGCTTGGATTCAGCCAGGAGTCTGGGACAAATTGTTCACCGAATCCGATTGTCCCGCTGGAGGCGTCCTTGCCGTTGACTCATCCACAGGTGGGGAAAAGTATGTGGGCATCCGTTGCGGACTTACCGAAGAAGGCAACATCATCGCAACTGTCCAGTTCTCCACAGAGTCCCTCAAAGAAATGTGGATAAAGATTAACGAGGCAATGGAGGCAGACCCAAAGTTACGCCTGGCAATTACACCGGCACTCGATCTACACACCCCAGAGAAGTTAGAACGGCGACGTCAAATTTTCGGCTACGCCGAAGTACTCAAATTTACCGGACTCACCCGCTCGCTCATCCTCGAGAAACGGATCTATCACCGAGGCGAAGAACTCCTTGCTACCCATGTCAACAGGGCAACCCTTGCCAGAGCGAATGGGCAAATCGTTATCAGTAGCCAACGCTCCCCTGGCCCAATTGAAGCAGCCCGACTTTTGGTCGTTGGAGCAGCTCTTGTTTCGCGTCCGTCAAATACCGGACGCGCAGCAATGGCGTTCGGAAGATAGTTGCATTTGCAACAAGTTTGTGGGAGACTCCAGTCGTGGCGTTCTTCTCCCGAAAAATAAAAACTGCTGAGTTTGCATCTTCGCCAATTAAAGCCGCTGCCGGTATTGGCAGAAACGGTGCCTTCCCGACGTATGGATATCTCAGCAACACATTTGAGATGGCCGCCCTTAGTCTTCCGACGGTGTCGCGGGCGAGAGACCTTCTCGCCTCGACCATCTCTGGCCTTGAGTTCCGCCAGTACGTCAAGCAATGGAACGGCACAGACTACGAAGAAATTTATGTGCCAAATGAGTCGTGGATGGAAAATCCTGATCCGAAAGTCCCGCGCCAGTTCATCCTTGCCAACACGGTAACAGACCTCTGGATATGTGGGCGCGCCTTTTGGGCGATTACTTCTCGTAATGCAACCGATGGTCGTCCAATGAGTTTCCAATGGATTCCTGCGTCGCAAGTTTCAACGCCAAATCAAGAAGGCCCACAATTCTTCTCAATGCCAGAAGTCATTAAGTTTAATGGCGTTGAACTTGACCCGAACGAAGTCATCACTTTCCTTGCCCCGACTACAGGTCTTATGTTCTCGGGTCGTCGTGCGGTCAGCATCGCAACGCATCTTGACCAGTACGCAGATCGTGCAGCAACCATTGAAACTGTTCCTGGTTATCTCCAGCAAACAGCA